TACGTTTTGAGATTACGTTATAAGCTGATTTAAGACAATATTCTAAAGATACATTTTGCATCTTAGCCTGAATAATCAAGGTGACCATAATATCACCCATAGCATCAATGATCTCTTCACGGTCATCACTATTGATAGCCGTGCAGAGTTCAGTTGTTTCTTCTAATGTTTTTAAAGCTTGAGCCATTGGCGTTGCTTTTTCTAAAATGCCTTTTTCTTCTGCCCAGCTTTCAACTGCACATTCCAATTCAAAATAATCCATATGTTAGTTATTAATAAGTAATTCTAATACTTCTGTTAATGATTCATGTCTGTGGTTATCTTCTAATACCACTTTATATACATGCTTTGAGCTCACAATCTTTGCAACTTCATTGATAGCAGAGTAATTTTTATCCTTCAAATCTATTTGTTGATTATCACCACAAAATATCATCATAGAATCTTTTCCTAATCTACTTAAAGCCATAGAAAACTGAGACCTTGTTAAGTTCTGAAACTCATCTACTATTACAACAGAATTGTCAAAGGTTCTTCCTCTAAAATGAGACAAAGAAACCAATTCTATTTGTTCTTCAGCTTCAAGCTTCTCCAAAAGCTCAGGTTTATTATAGACCTTACGCATATTAGATTTAATAGGAACTAACCAAGGCTCCATCTTTTCTTTCTCGGAACCAGGTAAAAAACCATTATCTTCTGTTGCCACAGTTGGCCTTGTAATAATGATTTTATTATACTGTCTCTTAAAAAATTGATCTAATGCAACTTGGACAGCAAGTAGTGTTTTACCACTACCTGCATTGCCATGTACAAAACTAAAAGGATGTTTGAGCATTTGCTCTTTTGCAACCTTTTGTTCTTCTGATAATGTAATACTAAATCTAATTGATCCTTTTGGAGGTCTCTTTGTCATATTTGTTTTTGCCATTAAAATAGTGTTAACTGATTACGACTTACATCAAGGATGGTATCAATTTCTTTTTCAATAGCATCCAGATAATAAGTCTTATTGATGTCATAACTTTCCCACTTAGGCTCAATCTTCATCTTATTATACACAGTTTGCAACCAACGTCCAGCTTCAAGTTGTATCTCTCTACCATCTGTTTTGTTGACTTTAGTAATCTTTACGCCAGCTTTAGATATATAGTATCTATTTATCTTTTGTAAGTCATGACTAATTAACTCTGAACCTTTAATAGATTTAGCAACTTGTTTCCAATCACCTTTTGATTTACCGCCTATACAATAATCTAAGATATTTTTGTTTTCTGACAAATAATCTTGAGGCATTTTATCATGAATAAAGTAATTAAATATTGCTTTAGGTATAATTAATTTGGATTTATTCTTATGCAAAGCTAATCCAAAGAAATCAAATCTACCTTTCATCTTTGTTGGTGCAAAATAAAATTTATCTCCTGAAACCTTAAACTTATAATGAGGATTCTTTCTTTTTATATCACGCCAGGTGGTTATATCTACTTGCTTATAATTATTAAGGCCAATATAGTTATTACAACCGGCTATAACAAGCTTTTGATATTCATCATGTTCTAGCTGTAAATTAGTAAGCAACTCCCATTCTTTGCAAATACCTAAATAGTCATCAATATACTTTCTTGGTATTCTTGTTTCTAAACCATCAGTGTTATGTATAATTGCTACAGCTTCAGGAATTCTTTCCATTATCATTTCATATAACATCATCAAGCTTAACTGGCCGTTGATTGTTATTCTCATAGTTAGTTCCGGATCATAAAAGAAACTGTTCTTATCATTACTAAGACCAAAAGTACTGTTTAAAATAATCTTATAAACGTAGTTCATAGGATTACTCTTAGGTATCTTCTTACGCTCTTCAAAGAACCATTCATACTGATCACAAAACTCACTTGCAGGAAAATGTCCAGGTGCCCAACCATTTCTAATAACTAGATTTGGGTAAAATGATGTAACATCTGAAGACATAATAACTGTATCTTCATCTGATTCATAAACACCATTTTTATTTGCACCGTGTACACCACCAACACCAAAGTCTGTTTTCACATTCTTATAAGTAACTGAATACTTAAATGCACCTTTCAGATTATCAGGATCTAACTCTACAGCTTTAAATCTATTTAAGAGCTGGTTAAATTCTGGAGATGTGAATGAGATGTATGGTAATATTATGTCTTCAAATTTTATAACACTACGGTAAGTTCTCATTTGTTTAAGATCTCGTTTGTGAATGTTAAGTTTCTCTGACATGTAGTAACCAAATAACTCTTTACTTATACGAGGCTCAGAAGCACTATACAGGTTTATATTATAAGTGTTAGTTAACTCCTTCCTTAGTTTAATTAAATCTGTGGATCTATTAAATATTTCTTTTGTAGATCTAACATCATTTATATTATACTCAAGTACTGTGTCTATTTCCTCTATAGTCTTAATCTCTGATTCATGATGGATTGGCATATCTAAAATATTATCCCAGTCCATGCTGTATTGTATCCACTTTAAACTAGAACGCTTGGCAGGATTATCCCAGTGATGCATTTTAAATAAATCTATTTGACCTATCTTCATCTTCCACTGCGGGTAATCCATAAACTCTTTCTTATTGGATTTGTCTATACAATACTGTGCATATTTATAAAGAATATTAGCAATTTCACAAGCTGATATATTCTTCCATAAGTAATGATTATCTATTATATACTGAGTGATTTGACCATCAAATGCTAAACCATTATATGATATATGCCACTCTTTGTTTTTAAAATTCTGTTCAAGAAAATCTATAAATTCATCAAAATCATTACGGAGGTCATGAACAACAAAGACTTTTGTTTCATTAGTCTTATAGTGTTCAAATACCCCGGTGAAACAATTAGATAAAGTTTCATAGTCCATTACCCAATGCTTCATTCTTTTTCTTTTTTAAGTTTATCTTTAAATGTGTGTAAAGTTCTTTCAGTAATACCTAAAGCTTTAGCTGCACCTCTTACAGTTTTATATTTTTTGAGAGCTAGAGTCATTACTCTCTCCCTCATTTGTAATAATGTTTCCATCTTTATAGTTTTTTAATGCAACTACTTTGGCTTCTAATATTAAATCCATAATACTGTCATAGATACTTTCTACTGCTTCGGGAGATCCTTCCCGCTCTAATTTCTTATCTATTTCTCTTTCATATAAGTCAACTGTCTTAATCACATGTTTGATTTTTTGTTTGACTTTCTGTGTATGTATATACTGTAATCCATGTGCAAGTTCACCCATGCACTTGGTCATAGCAAATAGGATGTTAACATCCATTATTTCTTCTTCTGTTAATTTAGCCATATAAATTTATTAGAGCCAAAAAAAGCCCAAATCAATGAGCTTTTTTTATTAGTCAATAGAGTTATAGGAGGCTATTGACCTGGTAATATAATGTTAGAGGTCTTAGTTTCATTTAAATCTACTTCTAAGAATTCTTTATATTTGAATGATGATGCATTAACTGCAAATAATTCAACAAAAGTTTTTATATCTTCTTTATCATTGATATAGTACTCTTGGAATGTATTTATATTAACTCTATGTTCTTTAACAGTCTTACCTGTTTGTTGATTTGGAACTTTAAGTCTAATAGGTTGACCGTCATCATTAAGACGTGGTAACATATGAAAAGAGTCCTTCTTTTCTTTACCAATAACAGCTAAGATACCTGAGCTGGGGTCAAACATTGCTTCTACGTATGGTGAGTCTACGCTCACTGGAATCAAACTAAAAGATCTTGCATTTCTGAATACAGAATTTACAAGCATCATATTATTTCCTAAACTATTTGCCATTTGATTTTGTTATTTGATTTTAGTATTTGTCCAAAGATATAGAATTATTTTTAAATAACTCTATTTCCTGTGGCACATTTTCATTTATTGTTTCTTTTTCTAAGTCTGGTTTTGAACATAATTCATAAACATTTTCTATCAGCTCTAACTCCACCCCTAATGCCTCAGCATATATTTCATGAAATTCATCTGGCTTAAGAAAACTTTTTACATAATCTGCTATATTACCCACACCTCCAAAGAAATCTTTGATAGTTCTTTTAGTATCTATACTAAATTTAGAGTATTTACCTTCTACAAAAGAATCAAAATCATGTTTATATCTATTCATATTAAATACATAAACATGTTTATTATCACCTAAATTAAAATAAGCTTCTATTAATGGATGAGTTGTTAAAAATCTTTCTTGAAAATTTAAAAACTCAATATTCATTTCAGCGTTATACAGACACATAAATTTTCTATCATTTATATGATACAGATTGTCCCAGCAAACATAAGTTTGTTCCGGGACAAAATCTATACCTTTTTTTAGATTAAGTAAAGGATATAAAAATACTTTACTCTTTTGAAAATATTGTGTGTAAACACCTGCCATACTATAATGTAACCTTTTTTACTAAGAATTCATAAGGCAAGCTATATTCTCTTTCTTGATAATGGAAGTCTGCCATAGACAATGCTTCCTGTAAACCTTGTGTCCAATAAGACAATGTCTCTGGACTAACGTCAAAGACGTATACTTGCTGATAACTATCTATAACAACAAATTTATAAATAATTTTGTAATCTTTTTGGTCATCAGACAAGTTTTCCCAAACTAGTTTACAATAAATAGCAGCTTGTAACCAATATTTATAAAACTCTACAGTTTCTTTAAAATCAGAAATTGATTTGCTTGTTGTTTTAAGGTCACAAACAGTTACAAGCTTTTCATTATCATCTATTTTATAGAAGTCTACTATCCCTTTTAAACCATATGTTTTATCTTTAAGTTTACAAGACAAGTATTCTTCTGCATAAGTATGTATAGGATCTAAATCAAAATCTGTTTGTGTATTACTAAACAGATCCATTACGTCTTTGTTAGCTTTAATAACTTCTGCTTTTGCTGTGCAATCAAACAATGTATCTTGATTTATAACATCTACATTACTGTTAGATAAGAACTCCCAGTAGGGCTCATAGTCAGACACTTTAATCTTTTTAACTCTGGCTTCATCTAACTTCAAAGATTGATAAAGATTAAATTCTTTCAATGTAGAAAGTATAATATCATCTTCTATGTCCTCAATTGTATCTGAGTCTGTATAAAGAGTTAAATTTTTAAGTACCTTTCTAATATTGTCAGACGGTGCTTTACCGGGTACAATACTAAACTTCTCTTTTAAGTTCTCTGGTTCAAACACTAAGCAATGAACAAGCTTACCTTCAACTAAGTACTTGTCAGTTTTAATCTCTTTGTCTTTTAATATATAGTCCTTGTAAAACAGGGACGGTGAAAACAATAATCTATTAAGTGAAGAATAACTAAATGAAAAATCTTTTCCATAAAATTCATCTTCTTTTATTTTATCTATCATAAGTTTTTTATAAAATTAGCTCTTGCTAACACCTGATCTCCAGGTTTAATAGGATGTGTATATAAACAATAATTTATATCTACCCATCCTTCATTAGTCTCAAGCATGTTATTATGTCTTTTTATTACTGTAGCTGCTACTCTAACTACGTTCTCATTCCATTTTAAATAATCCGGGTTTGTATTATCCATGTTTTAGTTTTAGAGTAAGGAGGGGACTCAATGTGAGCCCCCACAATTATGGCAATAATTATCCTTACAATTTTATTAATTCTTCTTCAATCTCTGACATGAAAAAATCATTATTTTTCTTTAAATTATCTATGTATTTAGGATTGATTTTAATTGCATCTAAATTTATTTTAAATACACTATCATCAGATAAAGCCATAGACTTTTTAAGAACATTATGAAATGCATAACGTGCAACTTCAGTAAAAGCAAACTCAGTAAATTTATCTTTACTAATTAATGTTTTTAGATACTGTTCATAATATCCACCATAAGAAGCATTATTTCTAGGGACAAAAGCATCAAGAGATTTTCTCATTGTTTTTACATTAACATTGTTCCAGTTCCTGGTGTCCTTCAAATAATCATAATAAAAGTAAAATAACATAGATACATAATCATATGACTTTGTTAAGTTACAGTTAGCAAGTAACTCTAGTGCTAAAGACCTATTTTCTCTATCATCTGACTTAATCATAGACCGAGTACTGATATACTCCTTTTTATCAATTACATGTAAGTCTTCATATGTAAAGTCTGTAACTAAAGTATCCAATATAAGATTATTATAAGTAGAAATATTTGTAAACTGTTTCTCAAACTCAGGCTTAATATAATAATAATTGCTAGTAACTTCATTAAAGTTACCATCATTAGTTAAATTAGGCAGAGATGATTTATAATAATGCTGAAATTTTAGCTCTACATAATCATCATCATTTACTGTATTTAATGCATTCATTATACTATCAAAACACTCCGTTGTAAAATGTTGCTTATGAAAAGCCATTTCCGTAATAACATGCTTTACCTCATATAGACTATGCCAAGAGTAATCACTCATACTTTTTTGATATTTGTGAGATACAATTAAGTAATCTGCTTTATCAATGTTCCTGGTAAGCTTGACATCAAATTTATCTTTTAATAGATCCATTTTTTGTCTAGGTAAATCCAACTTTGGAAACCTGTATAATACTTTATCTTGCAAATCTTGTGACTTTATAGTTTGATAAGTCACACCATTTATTTCTGGTCTTTCTGGTTGATAACTTGATAGAAATATTACTGGATCATCTATTTGAACTGAATCATATAAACTATTACTATCACTTTTAATTCTTAGTTTTAGTATCTTCTTCATTTAATTTTATTTTTAAATATTTTCTGTATTCTGGTTTTACTTCAACTTTAAATACATATAAATCTCTGTTGTGTATACTTATCTCTTTTCTTACTAGAGGTTCTAAATGTCTAAAAGAAGCTGCATCAAGTTTTTCTTCTTGCTCTAGCCACAGTATCATGTCTTGTGCACTCTTGCGTGCAAAAAGATCATAATTAGACTTGTCAATCCAATATTGTATATCCTTATTTCTATTAAAGTGATACATTTTATATTCAGTCTGTTTAGCAAGTTCCCACAGTAAATGATAATTTTTTGTATAATCTATGGTAGGTAACATCATACCCGCAATAGCCAAATCATCTCCTATTGTATTCATTTGATTTACTAAATCTTTTAATACATCTTCAGTTAACTCCTGCTTATTAGCGGACTCACATACAACAGTATCTACATCAATAACGCTAAGGGTTCCTATTTCAATCTTATAAGCAAGATTTACAGCTAAACCAGTAATAAGCCATTGGTCATATATACTTTCTAAAATACTTAGATTGTTTCTATTAACAGTATCTCTTATCTTATCATGATATATAACAGGATTTCCTGTTGTTTTAGAATATTCATGAGTAAGGTTTGAACTAAAGTATGCTGAATTATCATCATTAAAAGATTCATAATTCCAAAGCTTTGCAAGCATTAATGTTGACTTTATTGTTTCACCATGTTCACATCTTTCTTTAATATCATCATGAGTCAGCAGCAAATCAGCTGATTCATAGTCATTAGTTAACACAATACCGTGTTCTTTACATGCAGCCCTTACTCTATCAATAGATACAGGTGATCTTGGTAACAGAAAAGCTTTTTTGCAAGCTTTAAAAGTTGTAGAATCTACCGTATCTGTAGTTATTATGTTTCCTATTTTCTCATATGTTGTTTGATCTTCTGTTAGCAGAACTGTATTTACTTCGGTATTTGAAGCAACTCCATAACTAGGAGCTGCTTCAAGACCAAAGTGTTGAACTGCATCAGTGTCAAAATCTTGATAAACTGATTTATTTGCCATTTTACTTCATTGTCATTTTGATGATATCTGGATTCATCATCATTTTATTAAACTTCTGTTTGTTGCCATTAAATATGGTACGTACAATCAAATACTTTAAATCATTTGTAAAGTAATCTTTTGTACATAAAGAGATAAGACGGTCACTAATCTTTTTAGTAACAGTATTCTCTTTAGAGTATACAACTGCAAAGTTTCCTAAACGAGTTGCTAACGTAGATGCAATATCTGCACGGTATGTGTCATCTTTACCAACACAACCTCTAAGCTCACCCAATATATATTGCTCATTATCATGAGTCAACAAATCTGTAGGTGTAACCAGCTTATCCAGTTTGTTATTAATAAAGGTTGTAAACATAGAAGCAAATGTATCTCCTACACTACCTTCACCAATCATCTGAACCATACTTAAGTTATCTTCAAAACTATCAAAACTTGATATTGCATTAAAGAATGTAGTAATGGACCTTGCATTAGTTTCTTGTGTAACTAATTCTGGATGAAGTAACAAAAAGTTAATACATCTAGTATCAATACCTGCTTCTTCTGCCCAACGAGCCCAAACATTAACATCAAACTTAAGATTAGCTGTAATATATCTGGTCTTCTGTGCACTATCTACACTGTTAACCATATAGTCTCCGTTATCTGGATTTGCTGTTAAAATAATATGCCAATCTTTTGGTAAAGACCAAGAGATATAAGTCTGACGGTCTACTAATTCCATAACTGCTTGTATAAAACGTACATCTGCACGATTCCAGTCATCTAACAATAGTATACCACCATCTTTAGAATCTGCAATCCATTCTGGAGCACAGTATGACATTCTATTTTTGCCTGTCATCTTGTAACCATTCTTTAGATAGTCAGCAACTGCTAATTCATCAACCCAAGAACCTACCTTTTTTGTAATAGTAGTATTCATAGAGGCTAAGTCTTTAGATGCCGCGCTTCTTTGAGCAGCTGTATAAGATAAATCATCTACTTTCTTAATGGTCTTTTCTTTGTACATCTGAAACTGACGTACAGGAAATCCAACTAAGTCACCCAGCTCTTCTATCTGAGCTAAGTTAAGCTTAACAAACTTTAATTTGTTTTCTGTAGCTAAATCTACAATAGTAGACGTTTTACCAATACCTGATTCACCAACTATCTCTGTTGCCACAGGAAGTTTTCCTTGCTGTTGTAAGAATCTGTTGTTGTTTATGATGTGGTTTACAAAATCTTTTGCCTCATCAATATTTAAATTTACTTGTGCCATAATTGCTTTTTAGTTTAATTTTATTACTTTTCCTGGTAACTCATCATTCATTCCTGAAACACTGCTTAACACCCATAAGGTGTTTTTAGGACAGTCATCTGGGGAATATGCTTCACCATCTGTTAAATATACTAGGGCTGTATAACGCCCATGCTCATTGTAATGATCTATTACAGGTTGGAAGCTTGTACCTCCTCTACCTTTTATGCCAAGATCTTTTTTAGGATTGAAATCTTCAACCGAACGTAATTCTGTATCACATTGTGCTATTGTTATTTTATGTCCGGTTTTATGCATATGCACAAGCTCATTCATAAACTCCTTTAACTCACTTGTTGATACAGAACCAGATGTGTCTATACCTACAAGTATGTGATTTTTAAATTTAATTTTAAGACCTGGATTTGCTGAATAACGTTTATTGTATTTACGCCTAAGCTTCTTAGTGTAAATAACAGTAGAGTTACCAACAAACCTTCTTAAATAACCTTTCCAATCAAATTTAGCAGGTTCTACATAACGAAGTCTAGAAACAAGTTCAGATAACTCACCTGGTATAGTACCACATCTTTTTTCTGTTTGTTCTGCTACTTCTTTAATTTGATGTTCTATTTGTTTTTCTATTAGCTTTTTATCTGCTTCAGATAAATCATCAAACTCATCCCATGTAGTATGGTCATATGGACTATCACCGTTCATATTATTAAGAAGATTATCAAGAGAAGGACATTGACCTTCATCTTGGGCTTCTTGTAGGAGTTCATAGTATTTATCTGTACCAGCTTTTACAGGTAGGTTTAAATCAGAAAACATTTCTAAAGTTAATCCACCTTCTGGTAGATATTCTGAATCTATGTACTGATTAATTTCCAAGTCTGCAGCTATATTAAATAACTTTTTATCATTATATCTATCTCTAGTTATTAAATGACCAAAACTTATGTGTAATAGTTCATGTTTTAACAATCCTATTCTATGTTCTAAACTTAAATTAGAAAAGAAATCAGGATTTATTGATAACTGTGCACCAATACCTTGTTTACTAACACCTGCTGTAGGTATATCTTTTCTAAAAGTTTTATTTAACCCAACTAAAAAGAGCCCATAAAAGGGCTCTTGTAGTATAAGTGTTTTACTTGCTTTTGCAAGTGAATCTGCTATTTTTACCATGTTATATTCAATTTAATGTCATCTATCCAAGGAAATTTAACTACTTCACGGATTGTTGATATCCATTCATTATCAAACTGTGATTTAAAAATCTTCTTTGCTTCTAAATCATTTGTATAGTGAGATGAAATTGTATTATATAACTTATCCCAACTAAGATCTACTGTTTGAATAGGACTTCCCCATCTTCTCTCTAGTGTAACGTTATATTCACTGAATATTTCTAATTCAAATATTTCCTTTTTGCTTTCTAAGATTGTCTCTCTTGTTTGTTTTGGTGCCATCTTAGCTAACAACAATATATAAATAGGATCTAAACTAAGATTATCTATATTTGCTAATCCTACGTTTACATCTTCTTCTACAGATGAATTTAATAATTGCTTTATTCCTATAAAATCTGATATTTTAAATTCCATTACCATAATTAGTCATTTATTTTTAAAGTCTTAGACATCCAATGTGGTTTGTTCTTTTTATTCATATGAACTATCCACTCTTTTGCAGAAGGTATGTAATTATTACAGTCTTCTTTAACATGTTGCTCACCAACATATCTTGTATATACAGTTTTACCATCTGAATTTGTAAAACTTTCTCCAAATATTTTTTCTGATTCAAAAATTCCTTCAGAATGATGACGGTACAGTCTATGAATACTATGACCCATCCATTTTTTGGTTTCATCAAACCAATTATGAATGTCCATGTAATCTTCAACTCTACCACCCCATTTTTTTACAGAACTTTTACAGTGAAGTAAAGGATGAGCCATTATATAAATAAAAACTCATCTGACCAATCATATTCTTCTGTAGTACGTTGGCTATAAGTTAAATCATATGTTTTTTTGTATACATCTATTTCTAAATGTCCAAAACCACCTTCATTATTAACCCAATCTCCAACAGCATCAACCTTTTCATTAATTATTTGCCATGCTATATCTTTAAATAGATCTATGGTTCTTTCAAACTTTTCATCATAAGCTGATTCTTCATTAATAGATTGTTCTATTACAGAACTAATATCTTCACCTTTTCTGTGGAAATTGACGTCATCAACGTCACCACTATCTCCAGAGCCCGAAAACTCTATATATATACTATCTACTCCCAGATCCTTTACTTTTGTTACTAGAAGTACCTGCGTCAGCTGTTTTTTTATTTCTTGATCTCTTTCCATCTTTTAAATTATTCTCTTTTAATATTTCTATATAAACACCTGGATTGTCTTTGTCATACATATAATCATAAAACATAGGATTTATGTTATCTGCATTATCATCTTCAATCCATTCATGTTTGGTCATATCATCTTGTACAGTTTGTGCAGGATTGATATAATCAAACTTATGACGGGAACCCCTAATAAATGTAAAACCGATCTTGACAGGAAGTTTATACTTCTTAAGTTCTTTTTGGAACTCAGGAGCATATTTCTGATAATACTCTTTTGTATTCTTACGGTAGGTTACAACAGTTTTACTTGCTATAAAATACTTACCTGTCCATCTACGCCCATTCTTTGAGCTTGGTACATTACCGGGTATAAACCACTTCATACTATTTATTTAAAGTTAACCTCAACAGAGGCTTCAATTCCTTATGCACAGTTTCAAAGCCGTGGGTTTGCATAGCATCTGATATGTCTTTGCATATAGATAGTGCACATCCTTGTATATTGTATGTTTTTGCATACGCATCAATAGCTTTTTTACCTGCATCATCATTGTCAAATAAAGTAATTACTTTCTTGTATTTTTTCTTTAAATTCTCAATAATGTAAGGTTTGATTAATGTATTCTCACTGTTAGGAGCTATGACTTCTATATTGTAACCCATACCTTTTAGACACATTGCATCTTTTAAAGATGAACATATCACTAAATACGGATTGTTATATGTTAGTTGGTCATAACCTTGAACATGATTGTTAATATTATAAAACTTATGCTTATCACTTCTCGGTTGATATAATTTAATTACATCACCATCAGCAGTAAAGTAACCATATGTCATGGGCTTCTTAAACTTAGCTTTATCTATTTTACCATCCTGGTCTCTTAACATTGTGAAATACTCTATAGGTCTAACGTTATAAGTTTTCAGCATTGTAGCACCTATCCTGAATGAAAGCCAATACTTTGCATCATTATCAGTAAAATCTCTTGTCTGAATATGATCCATAGTCCACTTTGCACTTGGATTTAAGGTGATTAATTCTATCTCTCCATTCTTAACATACTCATTGTAGTCTTGAATCATTTTACCAACAGCTTGGTTATAGTTAAAATTAAACATTTTCATTATAAGATCTATTTTACCACCGGATACACCAGTAGAAAAATCTTTAAATTTATATTGCTTAATCTTTCTATCTACGTAGACAACAAAACTAGGTGTTCTCTCTGTTGGATTAAATATAGACTTAATCTTTACATCCTGGCCTGTAAGTTTTTCAGATATATTTAAATAATACTGAAATACCCAATAGCTAGGAATGCTTTCTATACTTATAATAAGATTTTTAGTGCTGAACATATAATAAAATGGGAGACCCGAAGGCCTCCCATATATTTATTAAAGATCAAAATCATCACCACCTACAGTAGATGTTGATGGTTCAAATGTATTGTTTGAACTTCCAGTTGCAGCAGCTGTTCTATTTTTAACTGGGATGATATGCTCATCTCTGTTAAATGTAGTCAACTTACTGTTCTCAACATCAGCACTCTCAAAAGGAACTCCTGATTGATTACGCTTTGGTAAGAAGAACTGAAGGTTAATATAACCTTCTTTGTTTTCCCACTCACGCCCTGCAATACAGAAGTTATAGTAAGTGTCACCACTTAGTATATTATTAGCTGATGTTACAAACTCTTCAATAGTGTTTGCTTCAATAGCATCTAACTCACCACGTTTATTTTGCTGCTCTGCCATGAATATCAATGATTTCATGATTTCTGCATCTCTACTGATTTCTCTACCGCTTGGTAAAGTTGCATCAGCAAAAGCATAACGTTGAAAAGATACTCTACCTACTTGACCAGCATAACGCGGACCATTAGGATTATTAACATCATGTAAAAAACCATCAAAGTCTCCTTTAATTGCTTCTGATTCTACATTAATCTGTAGATCATATGCATTACTATCATAAGGAGGTGTGTGTAATTTAATTGAATTAATTTTTAGTAATTGATTACCTGCATCAATAACTGGTTTAGTTTTTCCGCTTCCGGCTGACATGTCTTTTGTACTTAACATTTTTGTTGATTTTAAAATTTAACTTTGATTATTATTCATTCTCGTATGCATTGATAGCATCTCTGACATATTGTAGATCATTGGGAATATATTCACTACTAAACATGTCCATTGGTGATTTACAGGTATTTTCTCCATTGTTTTGTGTTTCAAAACCATAGTGTAAACTACCATCATCTTCTTTACGGACTTTGCCAAACAATACTATAGAAAATAAACCTTCTAAAGTAAGGGCATTGTCAATCATTTTCCCAACAGTTTTTGCTTTAATCTTACGATGTCCATTAATATCTGTTGATTCTTCTGAATGTGTTAGGAAGAAAGTATACAGATCTTCTCTCAAGTCTTTGGGAAGTTTTGCAACTTGAGCAAGGTTAGCAGCAATCTGAGTAAATTTATCATAGCCTTTTTCATTAGCTTTGTCAAAATACTCAAAGCTTGACATGTATTGCCAGTCATCAATAACTAAATTCTTGATGTGAGGCATTTTATCACTTACATGCTGCATTGCTTTATAAACTCCTGGGCCACTTGATACACTTATCATGTTACCTGATGGATTTGATTTATCCAAAGGAGTATATTTGCTTTTCCACCCTTTAAAAGGTAAGGGTTTATTAGCAATATTAATTATAACTGTTTCTTTAGGATCTAAATTCCTAATTGAGGTTGATTTACCTGAGCCTGACTCAGCAATTACCAAAACACTTTGCGCCATATTATTTATTTAGTTTGTTTTCAATTTTATTTAATATATCTGCTATCTTATTTAGTGCTTGCACAATACCTTGTGATTGAACGTTATCATCCGGATTTGGTAGATCTGCTATTTTATCAACAGAATCAAAAATAGTGTTTTTTCCATTACTTTGCACTACGTCACTTACTATTTTTAGTTCAGAAACTGGTATTAAGTGTCTTTGAAATCCACTATTGCTTTCTACTAATTCATACTCTTCTTTCCAATGCGGGTTGTATGCATGCAGATAAAGACTCCTTTTAGGATCTTCTGCTATATAGTCTATACTTACAAATTCTGTATAGATATCTTTGTTTCTTTCTAGTTCACTTGGAAAGAAACTAACATGTAGTTCATCTTTACCAGGAGGTCTATAAGCCATCTTAGGAATATAAGATGCATTTATAGTACCCTCTGTTTGAAAATAGTCTTCATGTTGTTCTCTTAATTCTTTTACTAACTTTTTTCTTTGTTCTGGAGTCATTTTAAATTTATTAACTGAATATTCTTTTGTTGTTATCATCTTCTTTCTTCTTGTGAAGGAGTTGCCATTTCTGCTATTTCCATTTTTTCAAACATAGCTTTAAAGAAACTCATTCTAGTGTCTCCGTTTCGTGCTTTAAGAAAGTGTAATACTAAAGTCCTATCATCTTCAATCAAATACCTATCAGGTCCATATAATCTTATCTTCTGCTTTGCTGGCCTGTTTATACCTATTAGGGTATCTGCATGTTGCAACATTGCATCTGATCCAAATATATCTGATTCAAGAATGTAATTACCGTATTTACCTTGTTGTGCACGATCTGGGTTATCAATATTTCTATTTAATTGAGATAAAGCAATAAACATACACGGGTACTCACGTTTTGTTTGTGTAAAGAATTCACCTAACTCAAATAGCATATCTAAACTGCTATTTTGATATGGTGCTCTTTTAACTAACATAGTATGGTCCAATGTTATTATTGTCTTTTTCCCTTTATGTTTATTCATGTA